TTGCCGTTCGCGCCGGGCTGGCCGTCCTTCGGCGCGGGGATCTTCGCCAGCACCTGTGCAGCAATGGCGTCAGAGTCCACCGTGGCATCTTTGCCGTTGATTCCATCCCGACCGTCGCGGCCGGGGGCGCCGTCAGCGCCTGCAGGTATCGCCTTGATCTGGTCTTCCACCGCTTTCAAGCGGCTGGAAATGGGCGCGACCGCACGGCCGATGTAGTCGTGAATCCCGCCAATGAACTTTTCAACGTCAAGCATGGATTAGTTCCTCGGGGGACTTGCGAAACAGCAGATGCAGCGCCTTGTCTGTCTGGTCTTCGTCTTCTTCGGCTGGCGGCTTGGGTGCCGGGGCTGGCAGTGCTGGTGCGGCGGCCGAATCTTTGGCGAACGGATCGTCCAAAGCATCCCGCTTTGACAGAGCCGCCAGCGAGAATTGCTGCTGCTGGAGATAGGGGGTGTTGCCACCCGGCACCGGCTTCAGACCGAACTTGCGGCGCGACTCATCAGGCGACGAAATCCCGCGCTGCACCTTCATGCCCTCAGTTTCCGCCATCGTCTTGCTGTCCATGCGCAGGAGGTCGTCTAGGTCGAACTCGATGCGGTAATTCAGTTTGTGCAGGTCCAAGCCGTCATCAAGCAAGTCCTCGATTGAGGTGAAATGCTTTTGCAGGGTCTGCGAGTAGTACGCCTGCGAAAGCGCCTGCACGTTGTCATAGGACGGCGGGTCACCGACGCCGACCATGAATGCGGGGACGTGGAAGGCTGAGCAAACCTGTTCAGCCGTGGCCTTCAGTTGTTCGACCAGTTGGGCATCAACAGCCTTGGCGCCGAATGGGTCGAACTTCAGGCCATCGCCGCCAACCAGAATCTTGCCCAAGTTGTCGCCGCCGTGATTCTTCTCGAACTCTTCCTGCAGACGCTTGGCGGTTTCCTCATTGATCGCTTCCGGCGCGGTCAGCATCCCGCCCGGCATGCTCATGTTCTTGAAGAATGTTTCGCTGTTCTGCTGAATCCGCAGGCCCTGCGATGACGGCAGGCGGGCGGCAAACAGAGGGGCGATTCCTACCAGCGGATGGAACAGGCATTCCATCCTGTCGTGAATTATTTCCCGCGCAGGGATAGCGACTTGATCCTGCGGCAGTTTGGACAGTTCGTCGCGCTGCAGTTGGTAGAACACAGAGCCGTCAGGCGCCACAAGCGGAGTGACGCGCGACGGGTCCAGCACATACAACGCCGTCACCACGTTGCGTTCGTCGCGGATCTTCAAGACGTAGGTGTTGCCCCAAAGAAGTTTTGACAGCACCCAACTTTCAATGAACTGCTGGCGGGTCTGGAAATGGTTCGGCTTGCGCAGGACGCGATTGAATGCCGGGCTTGAGGTTTCGGACCAGATGCCGTCTTCCAGCAGCATCAGCCTCATCCACACCTTGGCGATGTCGCCCGCAATCAGCGTGACGCATGCATAGAACGGCGTGTAGGCAAAAATTCCGTCATCCGTGATCTTCTCGTCCGACTGCCAGTTGCGATGCCGCGACGAAAAGAGCGTGAGCCACCCGCGATTACTGTCCACACCGGAAAGCGCAGCTTGCTTGGCAAGCCAGCCCCGTGCGGCCCTACGCAGGCGGTCCACGACTTTCATTGTGCGGCCCGCAGCGCAGCGCGCACCTTCGCGGCGCCGGTCAGGTGGTGCAGTTTCAGGCCACGCGCTGCAGCCAGTGCGTGCAGTTCCGTCGCGTCCATCGCGTCGAGGTCATCGCTGACAGGATCGGCAACGGTCTCAGCCGCTGGGGGCGCCTGCTGATACGCAGGCGCAGCCACCATCGCCCGCGTGCGGTACGTCGCAGGCGCTTCCTTGAACACGACTGCAACCGGCGTAGGCGCAACGGCCGCGCTTCCAATCGCTTTCAGCACGCGCGCATCGCTCTCGCCTCGCGCCTCGAATAGCTCGCCTACGCGCAGGCGTCGGCCCGCGTAGACCAACCCCTTCAGGGCTTTCATGTGTACGGTCATATCGACTCCAGTAAATGGGGGTCCAGCACCCAGGCCGGACCCCCTGTTCACCCTAGGGCGATCAGCTCACCACGCCGCCGTATTCGCAGTTGTCCATGTAGGCAACGGCGGTGGAACGGCGCTTGGCGTAGTTGATGCGGCGCACGACCTTGAAGCCGACCTGTTCGGTCTGCCACAGGGACATCAGCGTTGCGCTGGCGGCGGTCGGGGTGTCGCCCGCGCCGGCCGGGGCGCTGTCCTGCTCGATGGTCGCCACATCGGTCATGGAAACGTCGATGCCGCTGTCGCCGATCTTCCAGATGTCGGACGGCTTCAGCAGAATCCAGTGACCACCCGTCACGTTGTCGCCCGTGAACACGCGATCACCCAGCAGCGTGCCGCCATCGGCGTTCAGGCCGACGAATTCCGGCTGGCCCAGCGCATTGACCAGCAGCGCAAGCGCCTTGGCCATGCTCGGGGTCATGATCTGCACCAGGCCCGATGCGTTCTTGGCCGTCAGGAAGCCGGTGTAGAGCGTCATCAGGTCGGCGCGCACAGCCGCAGCGTCGGTGCCGGAAGGCGCACCAGCGGACAGGCCGTTCAGCAGGCCGGCAGGCGACACGCCGTTGGAGGCGGCAGCCGTGCCCAGGAAGGTGGTATCGACGCGCTGGGCCGAAGCTTGCGCGAGCGAGTCACGAATCCACATCTCAGCCGAAGGCGAAGAGTCGAGCACCAGCTCCTTGGAACACACCGCGATGGCGCCGACCTTCAGGGGCGTGAGTTCCACGTCCGAGAAGTCGGGCTTGCTGACGGCAATGCCCTTGGATTCGCCGGTCCAGTAGCCGGTGGCAGCGCCGTCCTGGCCCTTGATGTGGACACGGGCAGGCACTTCGCGCAGCGGCAGGCGGTCGAAAATCGTCATCCCGTACAGGAATTCGATGAAGTCGCCGCTGAAGCGCGCGTCGGACTGCGCCAGTTCCGCACCCCACTCGCCGGAGCCGGTGCCACCGCCAGCGACGCCGGCCTTGATGACGTTCACCAGGTTCGGGTGGGTCTTGCCCCACCGCTGCATGGCGATGTCGGCCGGGGTGACGAAGTTGCCCTTGCGCAGCTCGGCCGCCGATGCCGCCTTGGCGATCACGGTGCGGATGAAGCTCTGGCCCTTGAACTTGTCGTCAGGGTCGGCCTTTTTCACGAAAGACATGCCGCCACGGCTGGCGCGGCCTTCGTCCGAAGTGTTGCCCTTGACGCGGCTGGCGGCCGACGCTTGGCGTTCCTCGAACCGCTTGATGCGGATGTCGTCGTCCAGGCTGGCGACTTCGCCGTCCAGGGCGTCGAATTCGTCGCCCTCGTCAGCGGTGAATGCGCGGCCTTCGGCCTTACGCAGTTCCACCAGTTCATTCATGCGCGCAGACTTGGTATTGCGCGCTTCGATCATCTCTTGAAGCGTTTTCACGTTGGTTCCTTTGAATCGGGAAAAAGAAAACCCGCCAGCGGCGGGGTGCTTGGTTCCCGATGCGTCGGGAGAGCCGGATTTCCCGGCGTCAGATCGGATGCCGGGTCGCGCGCCATGTGCGCCCTGCAGGGCACGGCGGGCGGCTTCGTCAGCCGACTTGATTTGGTTGAGCGACAGGACGCCGCTCGCTTGGTTTGCTGGGATGACGACCGGCGACAGTTCGAGCCAGCGCCACCGAAGAAACTTGATGCCCCAACTGCCATCGATTTGTTCGGCATCAATGGCGCGGAATCCAATGCTCAGACCACGCACAAGCTGGGCTCGCATCTGCTGCCAGCATTCGTCCAAACGATCCTTGAGCTTTCCGGGCTCTTTCTCGTCGTGTACTTCGCAATCGACTTCGATGCGGTCTTTCTTGATGCGAGCAGCGCGCACCCAGCCAATGGGCTGCGATGCGTCGTGACCCCAGATGAGTGGCAGCGGAAGGGTGAACTCGGCGCCGTTCGGGACAACCACGTCATCCATCAGATCGGGCTGAATCGTTGAGGCGATGCCGGTAAAGGTGCGCTTGCCGCTGCTGCCCGCCTCTTTGACGTTTTCAATCTCGAAGGTGGCATAGGCGCGCTGATCGCCGAGCGCCTTGATGTCTCGGTTTTTCATAGTTGCGGCTCCAGAAATGCGAAAACCCGCGCTAGGCGGGTTCTGTTGTGTGGGGTTGCCCTAGCGGCCCAGGGCGAAGAATTGGAATTTCTTGGGCGGCTCGATTTCCTTGTGAGCCATGCCAATCGCCATCAAAAGGGCGACGATGTCATCAATCTTGTCCGGCGCCTTCTTCTTGTCCGGCGCGGTATTCATGTTTGCATCGGTGCGCGCAACCAAATTGGACGCGCACCAGTTCAGCACCGGGTCATTGCCGTGACAGAAATTGCCGGCCACATATGCCAGTTCTAGCGCCTGCATCGCCGGGTGATAACTGCGCGGCCCCTGAATGAACTGCTCCATAGGTAGGTTCGCAGCCTTCAGCTTTTGGACCAGTTGCTTGGCGTTCCAGTCGTCGTACCCGATGCCCTTGATGTTGAATCGCGTCTTGGCTGCTAGGATGGTCTTCTCGACCTCGTCATAGTCCGTGACCTCGTCGCCGGCTTCGATCAGTTTCCCGCTGGATACCCATGCGTGGTATGGCACCAATCCGCGTTCTGTTCTTGACTTCACCGCTGCGTGAGGGACGAAGCGCCAGCCATGCGTGTACCACTTCTGCTCGATCAGCCACGCGAGCCTGAAAGATGTGAGGTCGCTTGTGCTGGCCAGGTCAAGCCCGCCATAGCATGGGTATTTTTCCAGCCAATTCAGATCTACGGCGCCGCCGCAAGCCTTCCACTTGACGATGTTGACCCATCCGCCAGCAGCCGAAGACGGCCGGTTCAGCCGCTTGATCTTGAATTCGGCATGCCGGCCCGGCATCTGCTTGGCCTCGATGGCATCCTTGCGCAGCTCCTTGAGCAGCAGCGGATTCACGTCCATCAATGGATTGGCCTTGATCCACGAAGCCTCATCGAAGTCGTCGTCTGCCTTGATCCCGGCTTCCTTGTCTTCGTCGTCCACCGCGTAGTAGACGACCAAGAAGTGGTCAGCTTCAATCACGCCTTGCAGTACCTGCTTGGCGAAGTGCCGCAACTCAGGCCACGGCCCTGGCGATTCATATCCCTCGGTGGTGGTGAACAGAAACAGCGGGTTGGCCCTGGCGCCGGCCGCTGACTTGATGACGTTCAGGAGATCGTGCGTCTTGTGCGCATGGATCTCATCCAGTATCGAACATGATGGGTTCAGACCGTCCTGGGTGCTGGCCTTGCTGTTGATCGGCTTGAATGTCCCGCCATTGGCATAGCTGGCGATTGCATTGGCGAAGGGTTCCAGCAAAAATGCCTCGCGCAGTTCGCTGGTGCGTTCCGCCATCTGTTTGGCGATGTTGAATACGATTCGCGCCTGCTTACCCGTGGTGGCGCCGGAAATCACTTGCGGGCCATTCTCACCCTCGCAGTTCTGGCAGTACAGGCCGATGGCCGCAGCCACCGTGCTTTTCGCATTCTTCCGCGCGATGGCCTTGAGCGCGGTCGTGAATCGGCGGGTTCCATCGTGGTTGCGGAAGCCGAACAGGTTGACGACGAAGAAGACATCCGACTCGTGCAGAGTGATGGTCGGCGTTGCCCATGTACCCTCAATGTGCGGCAGTTTCTCAATGAAGTCACACGGGTCGCTTGCGTGCCACACATCGAACACGAAGGGGCCGCCTTCGGCTGCTGCGCGTTCCAGATCCCTTAGAAACCTCTGCGCCGCCAGCCGAATCCACCGCCCAAAGGTGGCCCGGTTCTTTTCGTCGGCCGCCCGGACAGCATAGTCCCTGGCGATGCCTACATAGTCACGCGGCCACCGAGGGTCGGCCGTTGCGGCTGAATTTGTTGCCTTCCGGTTCTTTGCCAACTGGTTTCACCTTGCCCTGCGCCACAGGCGTCAAGCCGAAGTCGTTGATGAGGTTTCGGTACTGCGCCACCATGTGCCCGGTAGGAGACTCGCCAGCAGCAAACAACTGAACTATCTTCCCGTGCAATGCGCACAGCACCCCAAGGGCAGAAATGCCGCCCTCCGTAAGCAACTTGTTCGCCGTCAGGATCGGCGCCAAGCGATCCCACTCTTTGACGGCGTGAGCATTTGGCAACCAGGACGGCGCCTTTGGCACGCCTGCCACGATCGGCAGTTCTACGGTAGTCGCGCTCTTGCGGTCCTTCCGATCAGTCCCGGCCACGACCTTCAGCCCGGGCGGCTTCTTTCCTGGTCCTGGCATTGCATACCCCTAGAAACTGGTTTTTCTATCTTGACTGTGTGATTTTCGAGG